CTCAGCCGATTTCACAATTGCCTCAATATCGTACAGGGTCGCTTCAATCCCGTTCCACTCACCCTGACTCCTCAACACCACCTCAATATCATTGCTCTTGTGGAGCAGCTTGTCCGCCTGGTGCTGCCTGCGGCGGAGCACCTCCTTCAGCAGCCGCCATTCCGGGCCGCCGTACAGCTCCACCACCGCCTGGACCTCCAGGGGCTGAAGGTCGTACACCTGCGCCGTTCTCTCGTACATCCTGCACCGCCTTCACTTGGCTATCCTTCATCGTCTGAAGGTGCTCAAGCATCATTTCAATATCCTTCACATACGGAAGGTAATCCTCATGCTCAACCTCACCGAAGTTATCCAACGTCTTACCCATCAGCTTCGTGAGGCCCACATAGAAGTTGGTCACCGCCTCTTTCATCTTCGGCGGCACCTCTTGCGACTCCATCATCTGAGCCATCTGCAGCAGCTTATCAATGTACACGGAGTACAACTGTGTCAATGTCAGCACATTCTGCCGCTTCGCGTCCTCAGTCTTCTCAGGCTCAGTCGTCTGCACCCTGAAGCGGAACCGATTCGGGATCTCTTCAAGCGGCGTCTCAAGCAGTGAATCAAGAGCAGGTTGAAGGTCCTCGGGGATCAGATTCCTCAACCCCTCAGCCCTCTCCGCATTTCGGATCACTTGATACAGCACCAACATCCCCATCTCAGAGAATCCATCCTCCACATTCTCCTGAATCGCGTTGAACATCTTGGACCCTTGCTGCGCGAGGAACATCGTTCCGGTTGCAGTTGTCCTTGACGACGTTGCTGGATTCTCGAAACCCATCATGGCATCTGAAGCACCGGTTGCTCTGTCCGCGTACTCCTTCGCCATCATCTCAGCCTGCACGGTCGAAGGTGAAATATCGGGAAACGTTACCGGCACGAAGTCTTCCCTGGGGGCATCAACTTGGATATTCTTCAACGGCCTGAACGTCTCCCCAGCGGCAAGACCTCCACCCCGCCTCGTCACGTACATCTGCAGTGAAGCAATATGCGTCCCATCAATCCGCATATTATGTAACGCGTCAATCTCATCCTGAAGATGCTCACTCATCCACCCAACCCCAATCGCATTGAACTCAAACGGGCGATTGAGGTACGGCAACCGCACAAACGGTCTCACCCCGAGATCATTGAACTCAGTCCGGAGCACAACTCCGCTCTCAGGGTGAATCCATACAATGAGGTCCTCCGGTATCCCATCATCATCCACATCGTAGAACATATAAACCTCGTAGATATCATACGTCTTCGTTGCGGATGTCGCAGACGGATTCACCCCTGCTCTACTCAGCCCCTCAGCTCTCTGTGGATCAACATCCTCCTCATGCAGCAGCACATCCTCTACATTCTCGTAAATCCCGAGCGCTTGCTTCTGCATCAACTCGTGCTCCATAAGGTGCACTCGATGCGCAACCCAGGGAGCTCTCTGAATATCCGCCCAATAGCTATGAATGAGAAAATCCTCCCGCTTCACGGGGATCACCGCTGGAGAATCCTTCACAGTCTGGGTCACTGTCTCATACGCTCCACCGGGGGCTCTCCGTTTAAAGATCCTCTTATCAATCAACCACGGCACCTTCGCAACTTGAGTCCCAATGGACGCGAGCTCATACAGCAAGGTATTATTCACCTTCCGGAGATCAAGGTGATATGGACTCTCCGCGAGGGCATCAAGCAGAGCTTCAGCCGCTTTCGCTTGCTCATGAAACGCCCTCGTTGATCCCTCCACCGTCCAGAAGGGCTTCCTCACGGAGAAGGAGGACTTCAGCAGAGCGTAAATCCCATTGGTGTTCATCATGGAAAGGGGAGTAACCACATTGCTCGCATTCGGCCATGGGTAATCCTTCACCTCCTGCTCAGGCCTCGCTTCCCTCTGCCGCCGCCACTTCGCGAGATCCTTCAACAGCGACTCCTGCTCCCCTCCCTCCTCGATCTCCTTGATCTCAGCTGTGAGGTAATCCATCACATAGGCACGATCTTCCTCATCGAGGATCTCCTCAACAACGAACTCTTCCTCAGGCTCCTCACCCTCAACATCAAACTCAATCTCATCACTCATCTCAAACAAGGTCCTCCATCACCTCAATATCCCGCAACATTCGCTGTCCTCCGTGTAAACGCATCTTCAGCCTCTCTAATCGCGTACTGCTCCTCCTCATCAGGGGGCACCATGCACGCGGCAATCCCTGTTGACATCATGTCAAGGATGTCCATCTTGTGGACCGCTTGGGGGAACCCTCTCTTCTCCTCCTCAACCTTGTGGTAGTAAGAATCCACCACATAAAGCCTCCCAGCCTCAAGCTCAGGCATGAGGGTAGCCCGAATCCTCGCCACTTTCTCCCCCGCAGCGGGGAATGAAGTGAGATGAAGGATCTCCCCTCTCTCCCGCTCCTCCTTCCGCAACATCGGCCCGAGTACCTTGAAACCCGCATTACTCTCAAGGAGAGTCTGTCGCACAACACCCTCAAACTTCTTCTTCAAGGAAAACATCCAATCGAACATGGTCAGCACAGACACGTAATCCGCCCGAAGGTCAATGAGGAACCGCCTCCTCTGCGGATCAGTCGCAATCACCCCCACCGCAGTCCTTGACGTTTTCGCGGTCAGCCGCCTCTCGGTCGCAGCCGGATCGACCGCCATCACAACATCACACGTTGACAGTGGGATCTTTCTCAAATCTTCCCCATTCTCCAAACACACATACCACTCATTTGAAGCTCCAACATACTCAAGGGTGCAATGCTTCAAGGGGTAATCAACCAACTCCGCAAGCCCACTCGACTGCGGATCATTCAAGAACTGCGTCACATACGTCCACCAATCGTTCTCAGCGAGCTCCCTGAGGCCCTCCTCGGTATACTGTTGCGGGAGAATGATCCTCCCATGCTCAATCACCTTCCGATAATACACATGCCATTGCCCATTCTCCGACGCCACCACATTGTCAATCGGATACCCCTCAACGGAAGCCGCTCTCTTAATGATATCGTCGTACACATCATCAACCGCATACCGGGTCCCTACCACGAAGACCCGTGAAGACCTCATGGACCGTAACAATGTCTTCTCAGAGGACCAAAACCAGTTCCTCGTCTTCGTCATCACAGCATTGGATTCCTGGGTGGCATTGAGCCCCTTCAGTCCAATCATGTCATCCACAACATGAAGATCGAAATGCCCACCTTCAGAAGCTCCCCCGACTCCCCCAAACGTCAGGGTGGGCTCCCGCTGCCACCGTGACCGATTCGGCACCACTATCTCGTTCGCATTCCACCGGGGATGATTCTTCACATTCTCCGGCACAAAGGAGCCCCAGGGGTCCTCAGGATTCCCGTAAAGGAAGTGGAAAAAGGGGTTACTCTCAATGCACATCTTTATGGTATCGAAGAACTCAGACGCTTTATCCGCAATCGCGTTGGTGATGAGAATCGCAATATCGGGATTCCTCAAGATCTCCCACAACGTCGCCCCTTCAGTGTAGATGGACGATTTCCAGGAGAATCTCGGTTGGAATGCCGCCGCTCTGGAGCCGGGGATCAGGAACCTCTGCCTGAAGTTGCACATATCAAGATGAAGGTCGTCATCCGCCATCTCAAACGGGGAAATCGAGTATCCAACAATGTACTTCAGGAAGAACCAGAGGTTCACGAACCCCGCTTGAGCGATTAACAGGCGGAGGGAGGGATTCACCTCGGATATCGCCCCTGAATCGAACTGCTCAATGAGGGATTGGAGGAGGTCTCGCCCTTCGGGGCCGTCAAAGGCGGGTGCAAAGGGATGGGAAACCAACTCAAGGGTCGGTTTGGGGGCTCTCTGCGCCTTCTCCCCCGTCATCCTTCACTTTCCCCTTCCTCTGACCCCCTTTCCATTGCTCGCCGCTCTCCAAGGGAGGTAGGTAAGGGAGGTAGTTGGGGCTCTGGGCCCCTCTGTCCTTCGTCTTTGAGGGCATTTCGCGCCTCCTTTAACGCCTCAGTCGCGTTGAAGTTAAAGGAGAAGGTGGGGGCAGGGGGTGGTTCCCCCACCTTCTCTGTCCATCCGAGGATCTCCGCAAGGGAATCGGCCGCTTGCAGGCGGTACTTCGCACTCTCAGTGGGATCTTGGAGGATCTCAAGGTACGCCTTCATCACTTTCGGCTTGATCCGCTCCTTCTCAGCGTCGAAATCGAACTGAGGGGAGTCGTCTGAGGGGTCCGCGAAGGCGTCGGGGGTGAGGGAAGATCCATTTGGACTCATTACAGAGTGGATGTTAGTGCAAAGTTGGATGGATGTCAAGGGGTGGAGGGGGTTTTGAGTCCCCAAAAGTGCATTTTTCCGGATCTCTGATCAAGTTAGGCAATTTTGCCCCGAGAAAATGAGGGGTTGATTCTCCCCACCCGCGCCTCCAGTTTCGCGAACGGGGGTGGGTAGGGCCCCAGGGCGCCCATGAAGCAGCTTCAGGCCTGAAATCAGTCCAATTGGGGCATTGGAACAACTTTGGACCCATTACAAGGCATGGACTATAGTGGAAAATCCCCTCAGTTGCACGTGAAGGGGCCTCCAAGGCATCTTTAAGGGAACATGGTACTTGGATACCAATTCCCTCTCGAAAAGCCGTTGTGGGGCGCTCAGTGAGATATCTGTACTCATTACAAAGTAGGAATGAGTCCAATCTTCCCTCCTTACCGGCAACCTCGAGGGAAACTTGACCTCCACAGTAAGGTTCGAATCGCCCTTCAAGGGCACTTACCGTCAATAGAGGGAAATTCACCACAAATATCTCCATTTTCGGCCTACTTGGCACACTTACCCGTACGCCCATGGTGGAATCCGTGCTAAATGTATGTTTTGTAAAAAATTGTGTAACCGCCTAAATCCTTACAACATAAAGAGTAAAGTTCTGTATAAGATGTATACCGGCCTCGCGTTTCGCCC